TTGTCAAGTTCTGTTTTAGCCATTTTCATTTCCTCATTTCTGCCGCAACTGCACGGGCGTACTGCTCATTCGTCAGTCCCAACCGCTTAGCGAGTTCCACCTGCGTTTTTGTCAGCACGATCTTTTTAGGCGCTGTGCTGCGTGTCGCTGGTGCAACAACATTCGATCTTTTCGGAGAAGAGTTAGCATCCCCCGAAGCGTCAGCTTCACCGGACTCGAACGCATCCGGAAAAACTTGTTTCATACGTGCGTCGATGCGCTCGTAGTATTCAGATGATGACGGCGTAATTCCAGATTTAACCAGCTTGTTGTGGAATCCCAATGCAAAGCTGGTCATCTCGTCGTCACTGCCAAACCATGTGTTTTTTTCTGTCCATTCTTGAGTTTTCGCATCAAGTCTGGGCCGAACTGGTTCAGCGGTAGGTATTTGTACCTGTTTTTCGTCAGTTTGTACAGGTGCTGGCCGAAAATTGTTTACACGCTCGGCTTTCATCTTTACTACCGTCATCTCTTCTTGAGCTGCCGTCAGTGCATCTGCATCACCGCTTTCGTACGCTTCCTTAAATTTTCGCTTGGCCTGCTCCATCTCGTTGGCTACAACTTTCTTAGCCTGCTCGAGTAGGGCGCTTTGACCTTGGTGCAAGGAACCTTTGAGTTTTTTGTTTTCCTCAATGATTTGCTGGGTAAGCTTTACAGCTTCTTCCCGCTCGCGCAAGGCAGCCTCTTTGGCTCTGCGTTCTTCGTGGTAGCCCTTGGTAAAGTGCTGAATGCGCTTGCGCACGCCTTCATCGTACTTTGAAAGCTCTTCGTCGGTTACGTCCTTGGGGGCTTCTTCCATTGGCTTTCGGCCACGGTCCTGCTCAGGAGTGTCGTCAATAATCTCAACCTCTGGCTCAGTTTCTACAACCTTGGAGCCAGCACGAGATTGTTTTTCTTCCACCTCATCGGGGAAAGTAAATTCGGTTTTGTCGAGTTCAGCCATGGTGTCTCCTTAAACGCGCTGAATGCCGCGAGGATCATCGACTGTTGCCTCGACAGAATCATCGTTAATGATCCGCCACTCGGTTCCGTGAATTTTCATTCGCGTTCCAGTGTTTGGGCGCACGATGATGAAATCACCTACCTTGCAGCTTGGGCCGCTGGGAAAGCGTTTTTCATCTTTAAACGCATCTGGGCCAACCTTTGCCACAAATAGTACGGATGACAGCAGTTCTTCATACTGCATTGTCTGGCTGGCCTTAAGTAGGCCGCCCTCGTACTCTTCTTTGGCTTCTGGAAGCATGCACAGAAGGTGATAAGTGGCAGGTTCTGGAATCTGCGTGGCCTTATCCTCAACGGTTTTGTTGAGTAGGCCAGACAGATCAACCGCCTGAACATCAAAGTTAGTCGTCATTGTCGTCTTTCAGTTTACGCACGAGGTCGCCAATTTCACGCTGTGCGGTCTGGAGACCTCGGATGACCCCGCACAACTCTCGGTAGTGGGCATAGTCTTTCGACTGTCCCACCACCAAAGCCTCTGAATGACTTTTGACGTGCTCCTCAATTCTTTTGTTGAGAAGCTCCAAAATTTTATTGTCCATTTTTAGTTCCCCGACGGTTTAGCAGTCGGTTTTGGTTGTTGAAAAGCACGTTCGGCATGGTTCAGTTTTTGCGCGTGAACCTGACCGCCGTGCGCCATTTTTTGTTGAACTTGAGCTTGCTGCATTGCAGCTTGCTGCTGGCCTTGAGCTTGCTGCTGTTGGGCCTGAGCTTGGGCTTGCTGCAAGGCTTGCTTCTTTGCCGCCATCTCCATGCCATGAGCTTCTTGCATTTGGGCAATTTCCATTTGCATTCTTTGAGCCGCCATCATTGGGTCTTGCCCGGATTTCTGAGCGGCCTCTTGAGCCTTAAGTCCAAGCTCTTCAGCGCGAATCTGCAGGTCGCCTTGGGCTTTCAGTTTCTTAATTTCCACTTCTTGCATCTTGATCTGCAACTCTTGTTGTTGCATCTGAATCATTGGGTCTTGCGCCTGCTGCTGGGCTTGCTGTTGAGCAACCTGACCCTTGCTCTGCGCCAGCACTTGCTGAGATGCTTGAGCCACAAGACGGGACAACTGCACCTCAACATCCTCTGGCAAGTCTTCATCAGGCTTAGGCATAGGTACACCCAACTGCTCTTCAACCTTCTTGCGGTAGGAGAATGCCAAGTGCTCTGAGACGTGAGCCATGATCTCGGCTTGCATCTTTTGGGCTTGTGGGTTTTGCCCAATTTGCGCCGCCATCAACGGGTCTTGCATCAAAGCCATATGAACTGCGATGTGTGCGTCATGGTCTTGGTAAATAAACGCCTTGGTGGGTTTTCCGTTCAAGAAGGCCATGTTCTCGCTCACCGGATCGCGTGGCTTCATGTCGTCTTCAATCGGAACAAGCTTGTCTGCGTTGCGCACACCCAACACTTCGATCATTTGACGGTGCAACTGCGGCAGGTCATAAATTTGCGGGGCGCTTTGCGACAACTGGATCACAGCTTGGTACTGCATGATCCGTTGGGCCATGGTCGAGCTGTTGGGGTCCGACACTGGAATGACTTCCACCATGTCGTAGTCTTCCCGCTTTGCCATGCGGTCACCACCATGGGGCTCGTACTCGTATTCGCTTGGGGTATTGTCTCGAATGATCTCTTTGAGCAGTTTGAATTCCTGCTTCATGGAGTAGTGGACCCGAGCCTGAACCGCGCTCATTGTTTTAAGCTGACGCTCGAGCAACGCCAAAGTTGTGCCGACAGGAGAGTTAGCGCTCATGTCGCTGATGTTCATATCAGCGATAGAACCGAGACGACGGCCTTCTTCTGTGATGCGGTCCAGCAACGCAGCCAGAACCTGCGATGGCTCTTTATATGGCAACGGCATGATGTTATCGCGCACCGTGCCACCGGGCACGTCTACATCTCGCCACTCACCCGGAGCAATTGGGGTGTCGTCTCCCTTGATCCTCAAGCCGCGTGACTTCAAACCACCGGGCAGGTTGGACAGGGTTCCTGCGTCCACAAGTTGGCGGATCAGGGATGTACCTGCACGAGCATAGCCGCCGATCAGGTGGATGTAGCCAAAACCATACGCACCGAATCCGGGCACGTAGTCATATTGAACAAAATGCTGGCGCTTGAGTTTCTTAGGGTCGCTCTCGTTCCAATTTCGGTACACCGACAAAACTTTGTTTGTGCCCTTGTCAATAGTGACGATGTAAGGAAGAGCAATCTCATCCTCGTCCTCATAACCCGGCATATCGTAGTCCACTTGAATTTCAAGGAACTGATAACGCTCATCATCGGTAACGGAGTAGCCCTGCTCCTCGGCTTTCTTCTTCTCCACATCGTTGTGGATCATGACGGGCTCACCCAACTCCACATCACGGTAGAAGCCTGCGACCTGAAGCTTGCGAACATCGTTCTTGGTCTTGCGCATCACATGGGTCACTCGTTCTGCCGAACGAGCGCCAGAGGAGCCATAGGGGATAACGATATCTTCGGCGGGGCAGAAGATAGACACCTGACGGCCAAGGCTAGGATCGAAGTAAACCTTCTTGAAGGCAGAGCCTGCTAGACCTAAGTTGAACAGCATGCGCTCATGCTCTGGGCGGTACTCGGGCATTCCGTCAACCAACTGGAAGTTCATGTCGGCACGAACGCGCTCGGCGGCATCTTCCTTGAGTTTGTCGATTGCACCAATGATCTGCGTCTTGACGGGGCCTTGGGCGGGGAAGGTTTCAATAATGGTCTCGGACTGGAACCTCACTGCAGCTTCAGTCAGGAGGGTAGAGAAAACTCCGCAGGCTCCAGTCCAAGGCTCGGTGCGCTCTTCATACTTCATGCCAAGAACCTCAAGGCCCCTGACATACATCTCTACCCAGTCCTTGCGAGAAGCAATGTCTGATTCAACCTCGCCAACCAAATCAGAGCCCAGCTTCTCGAGCTCGCCCTCATCCATGAATTCAGCCAAGTTGGCATCAAAATCAGGCTCATCGTCTTCTGGCATCAAATCAATGGCAATGCCATCAATCCCAATTTCAAGACCTTCCGGGTCTTCAATCATGATCTCAACCGCAGGGGTGTCGTCCTGCACAATGTCTGAGAAATCAAGACCCTCTGGGGCCTGTGCGAGGGATGAAACCATGCTGCTCGTTGCCATATTTGATCCTAATAGAATGCGGCTCTACGCCGAAAGGACAAAGGTTCGTCCTGCTCGTCGGATTCTAGTCTCAAGAACCCGCCTTGTCGAAATCTGGTGATAGCCATAACAGCCGTGTCAGCCAAGTCATCGTGGGCCGCGTTAGGAAAAGCCGCCATCTGATCAATCACTTCTCTGGCCCATCTGGTATCCGGTGCCCACACCTTGCCAGCCTGAAAAATAGCAGACACCGTGTTCATCCGGGCGATCTTGTCGTTCGACTGCTGACGTGTACCCCGACTTGGGGTGTACCCCCGAATAAAGATGTCGGCCTGCTGGTTCAACTCTTGGATCAATGATGCCCCTGCGGCTTTTGCTTCAATGATGCAGTCATCTGGCTCCCACTCAAGATAGTGCGCCCGAGCTTTTTCCTTGAGCTCGGGAAACTCCATCCGTTTTTGAAAGGCATCAAGCAAGATGATGTTCGCGTTGTTCGGGTCCTCATCCATATAGAACACACCCCAAGTAGTACAGGCCGAATAGTCAGACCGCTCGTTTTTTGTAAACGCCGTGTCCCATGCTTGGATGATGAACTCACACCTCGGCGGATCATCCCTCTCCCAAACTTTCCACCAGTCGCGCTTAACAATAGCCCCCTCCTCACCGGTGGGCTGCTGCTGGTACTGCGCATTCCACTTGGCCGGAGCCAGTTCTTCCTTAAGTGCCTCGAGCAACTCAAGGGACCAGAACTCAGGCCATAAGGGATTACCAGAGGGAAGAATGGCCGGGAACTCAATCACCCTCCACTCGTCCGTCTTGTTCCTCTCGCCCGCTTCCTTCAAAACTCTCCCAATGAGGTCATTCTCACTCCAGCGGGTCGCAATAATGATGATCGCCCCATTAGGCTGAAGTCGCTGACGCG